CGCAGTACCTCTGAGAGCGGTGCAATGGGCGACGTTTATGGATCCTTATGCTGCCAGAATTCCAGGGTATGTTAACTTAGCCGAGCTCAATCCTGTGCAACCGCCCTGGATTGGCACTCATGCGATACCCATGTTCGACACTAATGGAAGGCCTGTTGCGGTTTCTAAACTCATAGCCGACAACGAGTTTTCGCAGCTTCTTACCTCTAGTTATCTCATCATCCCCTACGATGTTTTTCTATTCGGCAAGGCTGACCAGATCAACTTTCCCATACTTGGCGCCCTTGTTCCCCAAGGTAAAACTATGGCCAACCGACTTTTTCAAAAGCTCGAGAATACCAACTCTTCAGATTCTACGAGCAAACAAAAGGAAGAGCTTGGGACTGGGGTGACAGAATGACACTCGCAGCAGGACTAATCAAATCCTTTGTAAAAAAATTATCTGTAAATAATATGTATTATATCAATTTTCCGTTCAGAGGCACCTTTATGATAGGCAACCCGCGAATAAATCAATATGATCTTCTCAACCTCTACAGTCTCGAAGCGAGAAATTATCAACCCAGTTACCCCAGTCCTCTATTCAACCAAAAAAAACCACAGCTCGCCACGGTACCGATGTCATCAATAGAAAGACCCAGAAATTGGTACAGACCATCAAGGGCTAAGATCAACAGTAAGGCAGTGCGCCTGATGTTGGACGGAGCCTACGAGCAACTAAACGAAATGGGAAAACTGCGATCCACTAAAGCAGAACTCGGGCTGATGCGTACCAGACCCAATGATCTCGTCAAACTGCTGTCGTACAACGGCTTAGGCGAGAGGTTTCTAAGACTACTCCCTCAATATGAAGACCTCAATCTCTTTCAAGCCATGGGACTGACACTCACTCAAGTTATGTTAGGGACGGATCAACAGCCCCTTGACTTCGGTATGACAAAGGAGGCAAGCAATGGAATCAAATCCGGACTATACGAAATACCACTCAGAGAAGCGGAATTATCTAATGCCCAAGGCTTCAAGGTATCACGAGAGGGGTTTGATTTTGACGAAGAAGTGAGGATCCTGGTTGACAACCCTGTGCCGCCCCCGATACTAGCAGAGATATACGAGCAAACAATGAATGAGGTCGTCCACACACCTGAGAACGAATTTATGGATCTCAAGGCCTACATTGAATCTGGGAACTGGATCGCCACCGGCTCAACTAATTTCGGAGAGCTGAAAGAGGATTATCCTACTGAGTTCAGAGTTAGGAAAAATCAACTTATGTGGTTCTTCTCCCCTGACCAAATTTATGATGGATGCATGCGCCAGACCAAATCAACTAACTCAATATTTGTCAAAGACGAGGCCGGCAGGAACAGGCTAGCTGTGGGCGGTGATCTGTTTACGTCCATCAAAATGGCTTGGCTCTACGACATGTGCGACGACCCGTTGAGATCAATACCACAAATATATGATAAAGACACTCCAAAACATCTTCAAGGATTGGTCGACGAGATGAAGCATAATAAAGAACTTCGAGATCTCATTATGTCATATGATTTTGCCACATTCGACAGACAAGTCAGCGCCAAAGCACTTCCTGCTCTTATCAGATGGATGGGTAAGACAGCTTCACGAGGCAGGACTTCGGAGCAGATCGTGTATATTGAAGAACTCGTAAGTAACATTCTCGATTGTTGGGCTGATGCAACCTACACATGGACAGATTCAAAAGGTCAAAGACATGAAGCGAAGCTTAAGGACGGACTTCCGAGCGGG